TTTCAGCATAAAACTCTATAGAAATAGTATCACCTGATGTAGTAGCTCCATTAAAGGTATATACAGTTTCATCTACTGTTATAGATTTAGTTGCTGGATCATATTGAGGATATTGAGATATTATCTCATTTAATCCAAGCATTAATGGATCTGCTGAACCAACAGATGCTGTTACTATTTCTATAGGATTTTCTTGTTGTAAATATGCTTGTAGTAGGGGTTTATTTACAGTATATTCTGTATGATTATTAGAATCCAATAAACCCCATGGGAAGTGTTTCTTAGCCCATTTCTGAGCATTAACAAGTTTAGTATATAAACTCTTTTGTGCAAGTTCTAAATAAGCATCCATAAACTTACACTTATAGTCAGAAGCGGCTATAACAGAAGCTGTACCTATGGAATAGGCAGCATTAGATTCATCTAGTAAACCAATACAAGCTCTACTACGTTCTTTTTTACTGCCCCAAAATCCCATTATTCAGTCTCTCTATCTGATTCAGAACTTTCTGGATGCTGTTGGTCTATAGCAGGACCATCTAATCCAAACTTAGATAATAATAAATTCTCTACAGCTTTTACTCTTGAACCATTATAACCAAAGGCATATGGTTTAAGATCACTAAGAGAAGTCTGGTTAGTATCAAATGTAGATTTATAATGTTCTGCTAAAGAACGAACAGCAGTACGTTCAAGTTCACTAGTCTGTTTATTTTGGAATGCTTTAGCTGCACCAGAAGAACCAGCTACATCAACAGTAGGAGTAAAGATAGATACTGGGTCACCTACATTATTAGGATTAATCTTACCTATCTTATCTTGAGTTTCTGCTTGTTCGGTTAATACACGCTGTAAGGAAGACCATGCTTGATACTTCATGTTAGCGATTTCTTCATCTTTTTGAGCTATTTCTTTCTCTTTAAGAGTAAGTTCCTTTTCCTTGAGTTCAAGATCTTTCTTAGCAATTTCCGCTTGTAAACGTGCATAGTCAATATCTGCAAGAGCTTTAAGTATCTCAGCTTCTGCCTTTCTATAGGTAGCTTCAGCTATCTTAGACTGCCAATAAGCAGAAGAACCTTGTATAGCATATTGTGATGCTGTCTGCATTGCTGCAGTAAGAGCTTGTGCATACAAGGTACTGTACATAGAACCAGTAATTCTCTGTGCTTTATATTCTCTAGTAAGATGTTCATCAACAGCTTTCATGAGTTCATCAAAAGCACCTTTACCTGATAATGTACCAATACCTTCAGTAAGTAGTTCTGAATGTAGGTTAGAATCTTGTACAGCTCTATCAGGTGTAGTTAATTTACTGATTATATCGTCAGTAAGCAGAATCTGAGATATATCCATTACTTACCTTCCTCTTCGTTATTACGCACAGACTGAGCTTTAGCAAGTGCTTTAAGTTCTGCTTCAGTCAATGGAGGAAGTTTAGTAATGGTGTATTCATTAAGTTCTCTCAACTTAATATTACCTTTATCATCAATAACAGGTAAGTTATATTTCTTGGTTAAGAGATATTTATAAATGGCATTCTCAATATGAGTAGCTTCTTTATTAAATGGTACAAACCTAGAGATCTTAGGCATAAAACTGAAACATACAGTAATCAGTTCACCCTCAAGGTTCTGTTTATTTGGATTGTTATTAACAATCTGACATCTAATAAGTCTAGTAGCTTTCTGAATAGGTGTTTCTTCATCAGATAATGGTTTACCTGCTTCTTTCTCTTTAATCCACTGATCCAAAGTAGCAGTAGGTGTATTATTCTTATAAGCAATACCTAATTCATCACATTTAGCTTTGAGTTCATTTCTGGTTGTCATTTTATGCTCCTAAAAATCTTCCCCCTATATAAGGAGGAAGACCATAAAGTTATAAAGTTAATTACTACAGTTCAGCAACAGTATACATACATGCTAATCTTTCAGGTCTCTGAGCCAAGAAACCATACCACCACTGCATAGAGGTAAATCCTCTTGAACCATATGGATCATCAAAGGATGCAGTTTCGATACCAGGCATCTTAGTCATTACCTTAATCTTACCATCTTTTCCTGAAGTCTGGAAACCAATAGTAGTAAATGCATCATCACCAATTACAAGAATTGGATATACATCAAACTTACCATCAGTTGCTCTGTAGTTACCATCAGTAGAACCTGATGTAGTAGTATCAGCTGCAGCACCTGCACCAGCCCAATACTGACCTTCAGGAACTACAATAAATCTGAAGTTACCAATCTTACCAACTTCTTTAGGATGAGTATAACCACCTGCTGCATACTGCTCTACAGGAACCCATGCTGGATTGTTATTAAAGTCCTTAATCTGTTCCAAAGTAGGAAGAAGAGCATTAGAAATAAATGCAAATCTAGCACTAGGAATAGTCTTAGTATCAATATAACGAGTACCAGTAAACATAGAAGTAGAACCAGGAACACGCAGATCATCAAGCATCAGTTTAAACTTCATGAAATCCTTATAGGTAGGGATAGATGAAGCATTAACAGTAGCTTTCAGGGAAGTAGTAGTATCAGTATCCCAATCAGCAAAACCAGTACCAGGTACATAAACAGTACCGCAGTTATCTAACAGGTCTTTCTGCAGCATAGCTTCCTGCAACTGAGTAGCACCACGTACAGCTTCTCTTGACATACTCTGCAGTAAATCAGCCTGAGTATCAAAGTTCAGTGCATCATTAGAGAATTCATAGAAGAAACCATACTTCTGCATTGTACCCTGAATAGTAAGTCTCTTGAAACCTACACGGTTTACACGACCACCAAGTTCACCAAGAACAGGTAATCTATCAGAGATAACACCAATATCCCTAGAAGAACCATAGAGGTTACCATTAGGGTTCTTAGACAATGCACCAGACTGACCCAGAGCATCAATACCCTGATCGTTTACGTTCTTATCATCAAGCATCAAAACATCAACATAACGCTTAATAGCAGTACCTGTATGTTTTGGAATCTCAATGGTAGAGGACATATTAGAGAACACAATCTCCTTTGACTGTTCAGCAAGGGCTTTCTTGATAAACAAGAAATCTACTAACTGTACACCAATGGTAGATGGTGTAGGGGTACCTGTACGATAACCGGCAGGGTCATTATATAAATGTGGATTTTCATATGTTGGCATAATATCACCTTATATTTAGTTTGTTTAAGTCAAGTTTTAAAATTTCTTCATCAGACATATTATAGATATCTATATCTGATAATACTGTCTTAGAAGTATCCTTTGATTTAGGTACAGATGCAGAGGATTTCTTTTTCTGTACTTTAGCTTCAGATGCTTTTTTAGTTTCAGCATTATTTGGAGACATCTTTAATTTACCATCAAAATACATTTGCTTACCAACTGTATAATAGGTAGTAAAATCATCTTGAGGACCAATATAACCTAGTGCTCTTTGACGTTCAATCTCCTGCTGAATAGTAGCATAGTCACCTGATTTGACCTGTTCACTCAGACTACGAATTAATTCAGGATTAGCATAGAATTTAGCTTGTGATGCCTTATCCATAGAAGTAATAGCATGTACAGTATCAGTGTAACTAGCTTCAGCTTCTAATTCATCTAATGTCTGTTTTACTTCGAGTTCTTTATCAGTTACCTTATATGACTTTTCGACATATTCAGCATCTGGATCAAGATCTGAGTAAATATCAATATTGTTATCTTTACATAACTTACTAATAGCACTCTTGTTACCTTTTAATAAGTTGATAGCAAAATTAACTTGGTCATCTGATAAGAAACCATTCTTCTCTAGCATCCTAGCTATTCTCTGTACAGGTCTTAACTTATTGGATAAGGTGTTGTATTTAGTTCCAGCTTGAATAAGCTGTTGAACATCTTCCATTGAGTTCAATGGGATATCTTTCCCATTAATCTTTACAGTTCCTAGTGTTGGATTTGAATTATCTTCTGTCTTATCATCAGAAGACTCTTTTGGCTCATTTGTAGTATCGTTAGTTTCAACCTGCTGATTTTCATCATCATGATTTGAATTAAAGTTACTACGAGCTTCCAAGAATTTATCAATTTGGTCTGGAGATGCGTTAAGAATATCTTCATCAGACATCTCACCAATTAAACCGTCTACTTCCTCATTAGATGTTACTAGAGGCTGAGTATTTTCCTGTTCTTCCATTTGAGTTTCATCTGTAGGCATTATTCACCTCTCTCAATCTGAGCCAATACTTCTTTAGCATTTTCACCAGCAGCTACAATAGAATCAAACCACTGTTTAAGTGAACCAGTAGCAGCTAGTCTTGTATCAAATAATTCCATAAGAGTTTTATCTCTAATAGCTGCCTGACCAGATTTAAGCTGAACCAACTGTAAAGCATATTCTTTCAGATATACTTCAAGAATAAGATATTTAAAATCTCTATTCTTGCATAGTCTCTGAAATGCTTCAGATAATGCTACATCTTTCTTAGTATCTTCAATATTAACTTCTGTCATTTTATATTCCTTTAAAGTGCGTTAATAATATCATCAGGATTAAAATCTTCAGACTGTACAGTATCACCTACATTAGCTTTCTGTCTTGCTCTAGTACGTAAATTATCAGCTAATAATGCTTTCTTTACATCTCTATCAAGATTAGCTTGTGCTTGTGCTTGCTGTTTAGCCATCTCTCTTTCATGTGTAATACCTGTCTTCTGCTCATAGAAATCCAAATTATCCTTTAAGGATTTAGCATGTAACTGTTCTGCTTGAGCTTGTTTAAGTTGTGCATCAATAGGAGCAGTCATACCTGAAGTATAAGCATTAGACTGTTCAGCTTGTGCTCTAGCTAAAGATAACTGAGCATCAGCCTGTAACTTCTGGCATTCCATCTGTAACTTAGCATTTAGCAACTTCCAGTTTTTAAGTTGTTCCTGCTGTATCTCTAATGCTACTGGATCAGGTTTTGGTTCATAGGTTTCTATACGTTTAGCTAATTCAGGCATCTTACGTAATTTAGCTATACCCGAAAGAATAAGATTACGCATAGGAGTATCCATATCCTGTCCAAGAGTCTGTAACATAAATGCTAATTCTTGAGCTTTTACATCATCTTGTTCATTAGTAGATATATCAATCTCTAAATCAAAATTACCAGGTAAATCATCTCTACGTACAGTAACAAAGTCACCATTAGTAATACGTAATACTTCATATTCAGATAGGAACTCACCATTCATAGCTATAATCTTCCTAGCTACTTTAATCATTCCATCTATGATTCTACGTAATATACCCATTTCACGTTTAGATGCAGCATCTAATGCACCTCTTACTTGTGCAGCTACTTGCTGTTGATTAGAGTCTACAGCACTAGTAGCAAATGCTCTAATACCTGATATAGCTTCTGCTTCAGACTGTTGGATCTGTAACATAGTTAAAACAGATTGAGGTAATTCAGGAAATGTGTGTTGGAATATAGCCATTCTTGGATCTACATTCATGTTAAATTCATAATCCATACCTTTATCAAATCTGGATTTATTTAACTTATCCAATGCACCTTTAGCTATACCTGTCTGGCTATTAGCTGATTTAGCTAACAAGTCAATAGCACCACGCATTAATGCACCTGTAATATTTTGGTTATCTTCGAGTAATGTTGAGTTAGGTTCACCAAATATTTCTCTAGCTACAGGTAAATATCTAAATAATACAAAAGGAACTTCACCATCTGGGAATGGATTTTCTTCACACTGAATCATAATATTACCAACCCAAGTAGCAACTATAGGTTTGGTAGTTTTATTCTTGTTGATATCCCAGTTACCCCAATATTCATATGCAATGATACGTTTTCTAGCTTCATCTTTAAAATTAAATGAACTATTAACGTCCTCATTAATATCTTCCATAACATCATTAGGTGGTAAATCATCAATAATAATTTTATCTAAGTTCTTATATTTACCAGCAGCTTTTAATTCAGCTATGGAAGTTTCAAATCTATAAATAACAAATTCTGCAGTTGATAAATCTTCTTTACAAGATGGATCAATAATAATATCTGTATATTTACATACTTTTAATGTTGGTTCATTTGTAACTACAGGTACTTCAGTCATTTCTGACTTCACACGCATAGGATATACAGGTGTGAATGGTGGTATCTGAGCTTGCATAGCAGATATCTGTTCAGGTGGAATAGGTGTACCTGCTTCTTCTGCTTGTTGAACCATTTGCTGTATTTGAGCTTGCATCTGTTCTATCTGAGTTTGCATAGCTACATTTACTTGAGTAGCCTGTAACCATTCATCAGGAATAGCTTTCTTACCCACAGGATCTTCCCAAAGTTTCATTAGCTTATTGATACTATCCATTGTAAATCCCTTTATATCCATCTCAGGGGTATAAGGTACAATTTGATATACAGGGATATTCTTCTCAATGGTAGTCTCTGAATAATTCCAACCTACACGTACTATAGCTGTACCTTCATCAACTGTAGTTCTAATAAGGTCATCAATAAACTTAACCTTATTTAACTTAGTATTAAACTGATTATTTAATACTAATTGGTTTTGTTCGGCAGCGAGTGTATCCTCAAACGAAATAGGTTTAACTTTGAAAATATCAGGTGTGGATAAGAAAGGTTCTGAGAGAGCCGCATAAATCCATTCAGATTGTTTACGAGATAATTTAGACTGAACAGTAGATTTAGACGGATCTTTTGTAATAAATGGTTTAGGATTTAATACATCTAACCAATGATTAACTTTAGAACAATGTACATCATATGCAGGTTGAGCTTCACGTAAATCATTACGTAAATCATCCACAGTAGGTTCATTCTTCCATTTAGTTAATTTTGGATAACCTCT